TTTTATTTATTGTTTTGTCCTTTTTGTGTTGCTTGTTGGCTACCCTCCTTTTCTACCTGATTAATTATCTTCTCTTTTGATTTTCCCTTTTCGTGTACCCCCGATTTCTTCGTTAGATTTGACATGAATTTTGTCAATTTCGAACAATCTGATAAAAGCCCGTTGGGTTATCTTATCACTAATCCGGTTCTTCTTTTCTTCCTGCAAACTTTCACTGCCGCCCTTTGAAACCGACTGATTGTTCTTGATGTTCATCTTTTTGAAATCTTGAGCTAAAAATGTCCAAACTTGCTCTATGGATAGCTGTTTTAATAGCAATGACCGGCGATAGCTGGACTTGTATTTTTGGCTATTCTCTGTGGAATTCCTCGTATCAGGCGAAATAAACCGCGTTTTATACGCGTCAGCCAGCTGCTCATTTCGAGCGCGAGTGTTCCATAATGCTGTGACCCATCATGTCTCAAACCCAACAAACACAACCTTCTGATTTACCTATCACCGGCTCCGTTTCCTCTGGTCCTACTCCTATATCTGATGAGGAGTGCATTTGCGACAATAACTGTGCATTTGGCTCTCATTCTTTTCGTTGTCACGATTATAATAGACCTAATCGTCAACTGGTTACTGATTCATCTGGTAACATTTATCCAGGTCTCTCTTACTTGCGAGATCTTTTACCACCATTTCCTGTTACACGTTCATCAATTGTTAGGGATAACAACTCCCAACCATTTCGAGCTTCACGTGTTTTCCCCACAGGGACAAATATAGCACCAGCTTCTGATCAAGCGGAAGTTGTTGCTCTTGAAAATCTTCCTTCTGGAAGTGAACTTGATAGAAATCTCATAGCTCCTTTCTTGTTTGACCCAGTTTATTCGGGGAAAGCTTTGAACTTCGGGTTTGAAGGTAATAATACCGGTCGTATAAACAAGAATGTTGGCCCTGCTGAATGGGCGAAAATGTCCTATCTTGAGCGAACAGCTGTTGCTGATATCACCGGTTTCGTTCTTGATTCTGTTACACTTTATTCGCGTTGTAAGATCCTGAAAATCAATAAGGACAACCGCAACGTGACTTGGACAAAGCGCTTGTCCAAAACTCTGACCAATGATAACGCTGGTCATTTTCTTCGTCAAATGGATTTGGAAGATCGAACTATGACTCTTCAAACTGCTTTGATTTTGAAGAGCTTTAATGTCAACTACAATTTGCCTGACATTTGTGGTGTGATGAAGTTGCAACGTGCGGGTAGCACTATTACTGCCCAATTTGATGAGGATGAAGAACAAATCCTCGAATTTCAAGGTGATCGACCTCTTCAATTTGAAATGTTTGACAACCTCTCGCTTTTTAGCGTTAAAACCTTACCTAAGGTTATTGCTGATAAGATTGAAAAATCTCTCAGTGACGCAACATCTGAGGTTAAGAAAACTACTGATTCAATCAACATGATGGTTGAATCTCTTGTTGCCTTGTTGCCTGATCCATCAATGGCGAATTTTATTCGTGAACAAGGTTTGCACATTGTTGCTTTTATCATGGATCTTGCGAAGTCTCTATATACTGGGACTTTGCTTTCGAACATTTTGTCATTGTGTGTTCGTCTTGTTGGAATTATCGGAATTCCCTCAACTATTGTTTCAACTATTTCCGATTATCTAAACTCTGCTCGTACTATGGTATCCAATCGAGCGCCCGCTAGACAAGGGCTTGAATTTCAAGCCAATGAATCGCCCGGGTCAATAATCGCTGCGATTATGGGAGTTATGATATCTGGAACTGCATTAACAGCTTCAGGTTTGAAACAAGTTGGAGAAATGTCTCGACTTTTTAATACTATGGTTATGAGTTCTGGCAAAATTGAAACTCTGCTGAGTGGTTTGATAACTTGGTTACCACTGTGTGTTCGCGCCTGGCTCACGAATCTTTTTCCAAGTCTAGCCAGCGTTGATATGCCTCACCTCATAAGTGAATATCGACGTATTACAACTGATGTTGAGCTGTTGTTGGATAATCACGTTAATCCCATGATTGTTTTCGATTTTGATTATCGAAGACTTGTAGCTCGATTTCATCCTGAGCTCCGTGATTTATACAGAAAACTTGAGGAGAAAACGGCTGATCCGATGATTAGAACTTTCGCTATGCGAGTTTTCAAACTTGAAGAACGTTTGCGCAAGATCTCTGAAGAAATTCGAATGTTGGAGTTGGAGACAGTTGGTCGACCAACTCCATATTGTATGACTTTTTATGGTGATTCTGGCGTTGGCAAATCTACTGTTGCCTTAAAAATTGCGAACAAATATGCACCATCTGAGGCAAAAGAACAACGTGTTTATGTTCGTAATGCTGTTGATGATTTTTGGTCTGGTTATCATAATCAGGACTTTGTTGTCATTGATGATCAGGGACAAGAAACTGTTCGACATACTGATTTGAATGAGATGTTTTCAATGGTTTCTACAGCATCTTATTGTCCACCAATGGCCTCGATTGACAACGCTGCTGTTGGTGTTAAAGGAACAAAATTTACGTCAAAAGCTATTTTTGTTTGTACAAACAATCCTTTCCCTGCTGCAACTGGTCTTTATCTTAAGACCGCATTGAATCGACGACGAGTTTTGGTTCGTGTTACTCTAGCCGATGAGTTTAAAACCACGGCAAATGTCCCTGATCCATCGAAATTTCCTGCTGACTTTTCTCATCTGCGTTTTGCTATTATGGATAGCATCGTGGAGAATAAGATGATTGGTGTTCCAATGGATTACACGAATTTTTGTGAGTTCTTTGAAATTAACATCGCCACACATTATGACCGTGAAAATCGGGTCTTTAATAAATCATCTGATGAGACTGAACGAAAACCGCTTATGTGTTTTGAAGGATATATTACTGATTGGCTTTTTAGTCGTGGTCGGTTTCCAATTATATCGGAGAACACGGCCATGTTGTATGCAGGTGACATCAAGAATGTTACCTCTGGTCAACTGGATCAATTTGCTCATTATTGTTTTGCAATTACATCTCCAGCTTTGCCAAAACAGCAGATTTTTGATTATGATTTCAATGAAGCTACTTGTGCTTTGATTATGATGAATCGAGATGATTTCAAGTTCATTGCTGACTTGATATCTCAATTTGGTTTCTTTGATTATCCTATGCGACGAGAATTTCTTTCGCTTTATGATGACGGATGGAATTTTGAGCAGGCATGTTTTGCATTGCAATTGTTCATTCTTAAGAACTTTCATCAAATACCTATTACAGCGTTTACAACGGTCGAGAGTTTGAAATTTGCTCGGAGCATTATTCGATGTGGTGATTCACCACTTGTCTCGATGTTGCGTAATCATCAGGAGATGAAGAAATGTTTTGTTGTGAAACATCCTTATTTGGTTCGAATTATGGATTTGGCTTTTGATGCATCTATTGTCGCAACTGGTGTTGCTGCTATTTTTGGCATTTGGAAATGGTTGTCACCTGCAAACGAAATTGTGGCTTTTCAATCTTATGATCGTAGTGAGAAGAATCAATTTGCCAAGAAACGTAAGGCACCAACATACGTTATACCAACTCGTGGAGCAATTCGCTATGAATCGATGGTTGTATCGGCAACAGATGTGAAGAAGTCTGATGGTCAGCCATTGATAGATTTCTTGGTCAAAAACAAAGTTGGGAAGGAAAAAGCTTTGGATATTACCACTGGTTACCTCAATGTGTGTGCGCAAATGCGTGCTGCGCTGGATCCGGAACAAATTGGTCGCATGCGTAATGGTCCTGACACCGATGACGCGCGAACAGCGTTGAATGCTGCTGTTGAATCGACTCCCGTGAAGAAGTTGGTTGAAAAACATGGAACCTCACTGGTTTTGGAAGGATTGGTGACTGACTTCTTTCATGTTGATCATGATGCCGTCGTTGACGACCAATTGCGGCATTTGACAGATCTTGGGTTCAGTGATGTTGAACTTGTTGATGTTGTTGATGCTATCGCGCCAGTTACAAACGCACTGCGTGAAGCATTGGAAGGAGTTCCAGAAGAAGATAAGGAACTCATCCAGCAAGAATTTTCGACTATTATTAGTGATTCATTTCGATTGAATCCGGAAGTTGTTGCTCTGTCTGATGGGAGTCTCGCTTGTCAGAGTTTTTCCCATGGCCGTCGTGTCACCTTTGTTGACAGTACTCCTGTGAAATTACAGGGCTCTGATGATCGTGCTTCAATTGACATTATTGAAAAATGTGTTTTGCCATACACATTATATCTTGAATCCGAGTACACCGGCTTGTGTGCTTTTCCAATCGGAGGTAAGGACTTATTGGTCCCAAATCATTTCTGGATTGATAGATCATCTGGTAAGTTGCATCCTGATGGGATGATGTTTTCTGTTCGTGGGTCATCTGATTATTTTCTACCACTTGAACGTTTTGAACGAAAACGTCTGCGAGTTCTTTCTTTGGATGGAAAACCAACTGATGTTTCCATTTATCGTTGCTCATCCCGTCTTCGTAGTTATCGATTCCGCTACGATATGTTCATCAAGGATTCCGATTTACCGCATCTTGCAAGTCTTCCAGGATCGTTGATAACATCCCGATCCAATTTACCTATTGTCAATGAGATCAACATGTATTTGACGAAATCAAAGTCTACTGTGCAAAGTGATGAAGGAGTTGTTTTGCTTGAAGTTCCGAAGTGTTGGAGATATTCTGCTCAAACATCGCAGGGTATGTGTGGGGGCCTTTTGGTTGCTCACAAATCTTCAATGCCTCGCAAATTTCTGGGCATTCATTTTGCATCCGGTCGAGCTAGTCCCATGTCATTCGGACAGATTGTGACTCAAGAAATGATCAATCCAGCCATTGAATCATTGAATACTGAATATGGTGAACCCGTTGAAGGTGTTATGGTCGGTCAAGATCTAGAAGATGTTGAGAATGCTCGAGTTTATTTTGAGGGTGATTTCTCCCGTTATGGAACGGTTGCCCGTGGCGAAGAGGTTCGTCCAGCTACTAAAACCCAGTTGGAACCCTCTATCATTCAAGGAGTTTTTCCCGTAAAGCGTATGCCCGCTGCTCTGATACCGAGCGACCCTCGTATCAGTGAAGAACATCGTGGTCAATCTTTGATTGCCAAATCTGTGGCTAAATACGGCAAAATGTCCAAACCATTTGAAGAAGAATTGGTCGATACCATTGTTGAAGATATTTTCATCACTATAGGAGAACAAGTTACGCACGTTCCTATACGTGATGCAACGATGGAGGAGGCAATTAATGGGAATATGCACATACCCCATTGTGAGCGTTTGAATCTGCATACATCAGCAGGTTATCCCTTTGTGTTGATCAAACAAAAGGGAACGACTGGGAAACATGGGTGGTTTGAAGGTACTGATGAAGAGCGTGTCATGGTGCCTTCTCTGCGGCGCATTGTTGAAAGGCGGTTGACCCTGGCTGGTCAAGGTGAACGAGTTCCTTCAATCTGGGTTGATAATATGAAGGATGAACTTCGTCCAGTTGAGAAAGTTTTGGTTGGTGGAACAAGAACGTTTACCATCGGTCCAATGGATTACACTATCGCTTTCCGAAAACTTTTTCTGATGTTTTGTTGCCACTTCATGGCTGCAAAATTGAAGTTCTTTTCTGCCATCGGGATGGATCCTGAATCCCAAGACTGGACAATCGCAGAAGAGCGAATGCGTGAGGTTTCTGACATTGGTTTTGCTGGAGATTATTCACGTTGGGACGGTGTTATGTCAGCTCAAATTATGGATTCTGTTTGTAACCACATCAACAAATGGTATGGTATTACCGAGGAGAACACGCAATCCACCTTGGCTCGACGTGTTCTGTTCGATGAGATGATTCATACTCCGGTTTTGTGTATTAACCTTCTTTATGGTCAGCATGGAGGTAATCCATCTGGAAATCCAATGACTGCTATTATTAATACGATCGTTAATGCAGTGTATTTGAGATATGCATATATGAAATTGGCTCCTAAGCATTTGCGAGATCTGTGCTTTTTCAATAGATATGTGCGTGATTTGATTTATGGTGATGATAATCGAATTTCAGCTCCACCAAAAATTTTGGAATTTTATAACATGCACACTGTTTCAAAATTCTTTGCGACCTTGGGTATAACATACACATCAGCTCAAAAACAGTTGGCTGAAGATGTTCCTGCTTTTGAGCCTCTTGAGAATTTGACGTTTCTTAAGCGGGGTTTTCGATTGCAAGGGAAAACCTGGTTGCCATTGATGGCTGAAGACACAATTTTCGATTTGTGCAAC